TTAACGTTGTACTCTTTGTCAATAGACAACCTACGCAGCTCTCCGCCTGTTTCAAGAGGTGGCATAATCTTGACAAGTTTACCACCTTCTTTACTTGGATAGTACCTACAGATGTTCTGTTGGATCACATCTGTTTCATTCTGGACTAGTACCAAACTAGAGCTACGAGGAACCTTCGTCCTTAACATAAAGTCGAACTTCTCTTTGTGATTACGGATAAATTCTTCAACAGGTGTATTGTACAACATCTGAGCCTCAGCAGCCATTGGAATCACCAAAGAACTTTGATTCTGATGCCAACCAAGATCACTATACTGATAAGCACCTTTACGCTTGGTTTTTCCATCTGTATAAACACTAATGTAGTTGTTTACATCACGAATGTACATAGCTGAATAGTCAACTGTTTCAAGCTGAAGTTTAACATCTTTTTCCCACTTAGAGCAAATACCACTGGCAATGTCAACGTGTTCTTCATCAAAGAGATAAGTCACCCCATCTGTGTTCACTTGAACTAATGACAAACCTTCAATTGTCAATAAGCGTTCTGCAAGTAAACACAAGCTAAGTTGACCATTGATAGTAATAGCCATAGTGTACTGAGCATCAAAGAATGGACTATAAGGATTATTACTATCTCCATATACACCATTCAACGCTAACTTCAGAACAGCATTCTCTGCTGAACCTTTAGGGTAGGACTTACGTTGTTCGTACACGTCCTTGTAGATAGTACAAAATCCTTTACCTAAGTGCTCGGGGTAAGAATTATTGCTAATAGCAATGTTGGGGTACATTGAACTTACATCACTATCCTTCAGGACTTTACCGTTTCCTGCACGAACAATAGAACTACTGACACTTCCGTGGATGCCACCAGTGCCAAAGTCAAATCTAAATCCATTGATAACTACGTTCAAAGTCTCAGCTACTTTCCAGAAACCCCAGTAGGATATTTTACCTGATTTCAGTACAACAGGCTCAATCCAACCTTTAGGGTGCTCTTGCTCAAACTGTAAAGTTTCCTCAAACATAGGTTCAGATTTGAACTTCTTTTTCTTTACAGTCAACTCAGCGTACTTCGCTACGTCGAACAACAAGTGTTCTTCAATATCACTGAACACTCCTTTGGTCTCGGTAATTACTTGCTTAGAGAACCAATCCTTAATAGCAATAAAAGCCGGTTGCTTAAAGTCATAGTAATTAAAGAGTACGTCTTTGATGTTGATACTGTCACGTTTCGTCTGGTTGATTTTCTTACGACCATGATTGATCTTATAGCAACTACCGGGAATCTTCTTCTCTAGCTGTTGAATAAAGAAGTCCTTACCCACTTTGGTATCATTATGGTTAGTAAAGTCCATATTGTACTTAGCGCCTAGTGCGGCACGAAAACGAATAGCCTCTAAGCACTTGTAGTAAAATTCAAGAGTCATTTTGACATCGTGTTCGTTGTAAACAATTAACGTGTCAATCTGCTCATCAGTTAAGTAAGTACCTACGGGAAATGGTAAATCCTCGATGTTCTTAGAACGCATGTTGAATTCGATCATTTTCAATGACGTAGCTCTAGCTTTGTTATCGAAGTGATTGATCTTGAACAAGTCAACCTGTTGGATTAGAACGTCCTTAGTTTGAATGGTATGACCGAATCCTTCACCTTTGAATGACTCAATTTGCTTTTGAGCTAAATCATAGAAGAACTTAGCGTCTAGCTTTAGCTCATGATTGAGCGATTTAGCTTGGATTGCTTTGGTCATTAGTTCGTGAATGATAGGATAGTCAAAGCCACAGCCGTTGAAGGATACCATTCGTTGATTGTTGGCTTTGAGATACCTCAAGCAATCCAAAATACGATTAAGTTCATTCTTACGGTTAGATACCTCAAATGTGTTCTTGAACTTACCATCACAACGGATGATACTGAAGGTAAAACAGTTAGGGTAAGTTTCGAGATCATAAACGAAGTCACCTTCGATATAGTCAAGTTTGGTTTTGTCAGTCATTGGCGCCTTTCATTAATACAAGGAGTGTACCACAGGAACAAGAAAAGCCCAAAGCTTTTTTACGGCAATGAGCTTCTTTGTTAAGGACACAGTTGAGACCTTATTGTATTCAAGTTCATTTCATAGTCAACTAAGTCAATGTAAGTGAAGCACTCATACATTCCACCAAACGGTATTGCAGGAATATACTTCAATTGATTGTACTTTTTATGTAATGCTAATTCTAAATCCCAAACGTTTCCACCAGTGTCAAAATGAAGGTATATAACCTCAAAAGAGTATGGTAATGATGACTCCCCTGAAAATCTTCTACTGATTGGTTTAGTTGTAATTCCTATTTTGTAGAAGTTTTCAGTTTCATTGAAACACCTGATTAAGTATAAACTTGCATAGTTTTTAGACAGATAACTCTTAACAAAACCAGACTTAAATCTAGGACTGAACTCTCTTGAGCAAATAGGACACCCTTTGCCTGAATTGTGATTAGCATAACTTTGCAAAAATAATCCGTGTGTCTTACACAGAATACTCAGATGTTCATGTGCGTCTCCCTTGTAATCTACAAATGAATAATCATACTTTTCTTTATGTACTTGTTCAAACCTAGAGAGTACAGTTTCTTGAGTTAACATTCTACTTTTGGTTGAACTTAAACGCCCACAAACAGAGCAACCGCGTCCTGATAGGTGATTAGTCGGCGTTGTCTTGAACTCCCCGTGTTCTCTACATATAACTGAAACAGGAGTCAAGGCTGTAGAGTATTCAACTGCTGAATATTCATAGCGTTTACCATGCCTATCTTCTGCGAGTTTTATAAAATCTTCTGTGTTGTTCCTGTTTGAGATACCTATATTCTTGTATCCGCAAATAGGGCAACCCCTGCTAGATTCAAAGTATTTAGCCGGAATAGAGAATAAACCGTGTATTTTACATATAGCATCAACATTAACATCAGCACCTTTGAAAATAGTAGGTGACAGATCGTACAAATCACCATGTAATTGTCTAACAAGAAATTTGAAATAACCTGTTGGGTCTAAACACTGCCTCGGTGAGAGTTTAATAGGAGGCCAGTTTGATCTGTCTACATGAAAAGCAAAGCCACTCTTTGTACAAAGAACTCTGTTTCCATCCATACCTACAAAATTAATATCTGTTCCAATAATATCTAATGCCCAATCTCTACGTTTACCCATTTAACCCCTTAATAAGAAAGGGCAGAAGCCCTTGTTGTTTAAAAATCCCCTGTAGTTCCAAAGTACACATCGTAATCATGCAGAGTGTGGGTGTTGTTATCGTAATACAATTTGCCTCCCGGCCCAGTATCACCTGTCAGACGAGATTTAGGTACTGTGATATAAGTTGTGTTGCGTTCCTGCTCACAGATTGCCTCCTTGTCTCTGACTAGCATAACATTCACACTAGCAGATTTAGCAATCACACTCGATCCCATAATACTGTTCTCTGATACTTTAAGACTGTTGTCACCCTCCTGCTTCTTACGCAAGTGATTAATCAAGATGAAAGCACAATTATGACTTTTAATCATTCCTTTAACCCATGACATAAATGCCCCTTGTTCTTCATTAGACAAGTTTCCAATAATATCTTGCAAAGGATCAATAACTAGAAGCCTAACCCCTGACCCTACAATCATTTGTTCAATAACATCTTTCAAGTGCTCTACTGAACCATCCCGATCATCTACAAGGTAGAATCTAGGAGTACCATCCTCTCGTTCAAAGAGTTCTTTAGCCTTAGTGATAACTTGTTCAGATTGAAGTTGTTTCATTTTGTCTTCAGTTGAAAGTTTAGCTAACTTAATTTGAAGATGACGAGACAACAGTGTTTCACCGTACTGCCCACTATCTAGCTCCATTGAAACAATACCAACCATGTGAGGACTGTTAAAAATCCAATGATAAACCAATTCATTAACAACTAATGTCTTGCCAACGGACGTCATCGCACATATGTTATATGCGTGACCAAGCGTGATCGAACCAATCATCTTTTCAAGTTTACTCAAAAACGGAGGCAGAGAAACTTTTGGTACATCTGCTTGAGCTAAAATACTTGAGTACAGTTCGTTACTTGCCATTACGCCAGCGGGTACATAAGCCTTAGCGTTATAGAAGTCATTGATAAATGCTTTCTCCATACCAGCCATCAGCAAGTCATTAGGGTCTTTCTTTGACCACTTGATAATAAAGACTTTACCCTTTGGTAGCACAGATACAAGCTTTTCAGTAGCCTCAATTCCAGCAGGATCGTTGTCAAACGCCACTAGGATACGATCAAAGGATGACAGCCACGCATAGTGTGCAGCTACTTGTTTAGAGCAACCTGTCTCTCCAATTGTAGGTGAAACTACTGGGGTTTCGTATTCCCAGTTTTTACTTTTGTAATAATCCTGTAGCATTTGATATGAGCTGAGAACATCTATCTCACCACCCACAATCATCACGAACTTACCACCATTCTTGAACTTGAACTGTCCGAACAAATCACAGGTATTCCCTGTACGTCCGATACTTCCACCGAAAGACTTAGGATGCACCCGTGGCTTCCAACCAGACAACTCACCGTTCTCTGTTGTTGGATAGTACGTAGCATACACCTCTCCTGTGTTCTCGTTGTACTCTGTACGTACACCAAAGGCACTCAACGTACTGTCCTTGATACCGCGATAGCCATTACCTTTGATTGTAGTACGTGACTTCAATTCAGCCGTCTGTTCAGCAGTTACCGCTGGCTTTGTTTTCTCTTGCTTCTCTTGTGTCATTTGTTCTTTCTTAGGTTGTTTACTCTTAGCTTTACTGCCGTTCTTCTTCGCTTGCTGTTCTTCGATGTAATCACTGCTAGGTACTGTATATTGACAGACAAAACAGTGACCACCTTTTTCCTCTCCATAATCCGCATACCCATCCGAGGATGTACAGCTAGGACAAGCTTTATGTACTACTGACATTGTTCTCCTTTCTCGTTTCTTGAATTAAGAATTACTATCAATATCTGATTGTACACGAACTGAAAGGAACGTAGGAAACCTAGGCTTATCTT